AACAGGAGGTAAGGTCGTGCCGAAGCTAAGAATGAATGAAAATGAAACGGGAAACAGGGCACTGATCGGATTCATTAAAAGCGGAATGTATCGGAAGGGAAAACCGGAAATAGATGCCAGGCTACTAATGGGCGTGTCAGAATCCACATATTACAAACGGAAAAGAAGCCCCGATGATATCACTCTTGGACAGCTCCGGAAGATATTTTCCGGGCTGGGTGCTACAAATAACCTAATATTTGAGGTTTTTGGTCGCGCAGAAGGAGGAAATAAGTCATGAAAAAGAGACGCCGGTATAACATCCTGCAGCGACTAGGCATTGCCCTGATTATGGGCGGCGCTGGGCTGGTGATCCTAAGCATTGACCCCTATGCTACCGGAAGTCTAAGCGAGATCGGCCTGCTGGTGCGGGCAATCCAGGGCGGTATGCTGATCGCAGCGGGGTGGCTGCTGTGGCGGCCGTGGATGTATCCAGATAAGAGAGAGAAGAGGCGAACCAGGAGGGAGGAAGAAAAATGTTGGTAAAAGAGTATGGGACATCAATTGAACACGCTATCGATGCGGGGAATGAAGAGATTGCCAACGGGCTCATATCATAGGGGAAGCGTTGAGACATTATGCCCGAGTGATTAACGATGCCTTCCCCACAATGCCCGAGAAGGACATCCCATTCATATTGGCGGATCTGAAACTATTTTACGATTCAATTCTTGACTCAAGAACCCAAAAGGAACGGGAAGTGATTACTGAGTTAGTACAGCTGTTGACGGATGTCACACGTGTCCATGTACATACAGCAACCTGCAAAACAAAAGGCCCATTAACAGAAACAGCCGCGCGGGAGCTGTACGAGGCGCATAGGAGCCAAGAGGACGCGCAATGAAAACGCCCCCAGAGGATGCAGGGCATCCGTCTAGGGGGCAAGAAAAAATATCCAAGGAAATTATAGCACACAGAAAGGGTACGTGTAAACCGATGAGTATGAAAATCAATAAATTAGAGATTGAAAATGTCAAGCGGGTAAAGGCGGTGAAGCTGGAGCCGACCGCTAACGGCCTTACCGTGATCGGCGGCAGGAACGGACAGGGAAAGACGTCTGTCCTGGATGCCATAGCCTGGGCATTGGGCGGGGACCGCTACCGTCCGTCGCAAGCCCAAAACGCGGAATCTATTATTCCGCCGCACCTAAAACTTGTGATGAGCAATGGGCTTGTAGTGGAGCGCAAAGGGAAAAACAGCGACCTGAAAGTAACGGACCCGCAGGGGAGAAAGAGCGGACAGCAGATCCTGAACGAGTTTGTGGAGCAGCTTGCCCTTGACCTTCCCCGGTTCATGGAGAGTTCCGGGAAAGAGAAGGCGCAGACGCTCCTCAAAATTATCGGAGTCGGAGATCAGCTGGCAGAGTTGGAACAGAAAGAAAAGGAACTGTACAACCAGCGCCTTGCGGTTGGGCAGATCGCAGACCAAAAGAAAAAGTTTGCGGATGAGCAGACCTATTACCCGGACGCCCCCAAAGATCTGATATCCCCCTCAGAGCTTATCAGACAGCAGCAGGAAATCCTGGCAAAAAACGGGGAAAACCAGAGGAAACGGGAACGCGTCCAAGAACTACTGACCCAACAAAGGCAGCTGGAGGCCAACATAAAATCCCTTGGGGATGAGCTGAGAAGATATCAGGCGCGTCTGGAAGAGGTCAACAAGGATATGGAAATTGCCTGCAAGTCTGCGGAAGATTTACAAGATGAATCCACAGCAGAGCTTGAAAAGTCCCTTGCAGATATCGAGGAGATCAACCGCAAAGTGCGGGCAAATATGGACAAGGAAAAAGCGGAGGAAGATGCACAGGAATACAGAAATCAGTATGAGGCCTTAACATCAGAAATCCGGGATGCCAGGCAAAAGAAAGTAGAGCTTTTGAGCGGTGCCGATCTGCCGCTCCCTGAGTTGGCTGTACAGGATGGAGAGCTGATCTATAAAGGGCAGAAATGGGACAATATGTCCGGTTCGGAGCGGCTGAAGGTAGCAACGGCCATCATCCGTAGGCTAAACCCCAACTGCGGTTTTGTGCTCCTGGATAAGCTGGAGCAGATGGATCTGGAAACCATGCAGGAATTCGGGGAATGGCTGGAAGAAGAGGGATTGCAGGCGATTGCCACCAGGGTAAGCACTGGGGATGAATGCAGCATCCTCATAGAGGACGGGTATGTGGTTGGACAAGATAAGCCGGAAGAGCCGGCTCCGAAGAAATCATGGAAGGCAGGTGCGTTTTGATGAAGATCACAAGAGGGAAGCTCCCAGGGGCAAAAAAAATTGTTATCTACGGACCGGAAGGGATTGGGAAGACAACCTTTGCAAGCCGGTTCCCGGATCCGTTGTTTATCGACACGGAGGGAAGCACCAAGGATATGGATGTTGCCAGACTCCCGGAACCCAGCAGCTGGCAGATGGTCCTGGATGAAATCCAATATGTCAAAGACCATCCGGATATCTGCAAGACCCTTGTGATTGATACCGTTGACTGGGCGGAACAGTTATGCATTGAGCATATCTGTTCCAGCCACAACAAAAAAGGGATTGAAGATTTTGGCTATGGGAACGGGTATGTATATGCCCGCGAGGAATTTGGCCGGTTCCTGAACAGGTTGAGCGAACTGGTGAAGGCAGGAATCCATGTCGTATTGACTGCCCATTCCCAGATCCGGAAGTTTGAGCAGCCGGATGAGCTGGGATCTTATGACCGGTATGAGCTGAAACTTGGGAAAAAGACTGCATCACAGACGTCCCCGCTCATCAAAGAATGGGCAGATATGGTACTGTTTGCCAATTATAAGATTATGTCGGTAGCGGCGGATAAAGAGGGAAAAAAGCATAAGGCCCAGGGCGGGCGGCGAGTCATGTATACCTCCCATCACCCTTGCTGGGACGCCAAAAACCGGTACGGACTGCCGGATGAGATGGACTTTGATTTTTCCTCCATCGCATACCTGTTTGCAGATGCTCCTCAGAGTACCACAAAGACAGTTGTCCAAACGGCAGAAGAAGAGCCAAAGACGGGAATGCAGGCAGAAACGGGCGGTCAGGAGCTGGCAGGCGAAGCGCCGCCAAAGGAAACAGGCATGCCGGACGAAAAACAGACCGAACCGCCAAGCGGGCAGGGAGAGGAGCCGACTCCGCCACCGGACAATGCCAGGTTGTGGGAAAGCGATCCAGAGCATATCCCCAAAGCCCTCCGGGATCTGATGGAGCTGAACGGGGTGTCGGAATGGGATATCCAGATGGCGGTTGGAGGAAAGGGGTACTACCCTTCCGACGTACCAATTGAGCGGTACGACCCGGACTTTGTTGATGGAGTGCTTGTTGGAGCCTGGCCCCAAGTTTTTGACATGATAAAAGAGATACGGAAAAATCAGGAAATACCATTTCATTAAGAGATGGATGAAGGAGGAAGATTATGAGCGATAGGAACGAAGTATATGACTGGAATGATGAGATTGAAAATGATGGGGAATATGTCCTCCTGCCAGAAGGAGACTATGATTTTGTCGTCAAGAGTTTTGAGCGGGGGCGCTTTGAGGGGAGTGACCGATTGCCGGCCTGCAACCGGGCAGAGCTAACCCTAACCATACTTGCCAATGGGGAGGAAGTAGACGTCTCCTATAATCTGTTGCTGTGCAAAAAGATGGAGTGGAAGCTGTCAGAGTTTTTCATTGGCATCGGCCAAAAGAAAAAAGGGGAGAGGATCAGTATGAACTGGAACGCTGCCGTTGGGACGCGGGGACGGTGCCAGATCGGGCACAGGGCGTCAATCCGAAGCCCCACCAAAAAATACAACGATATCAAGAAAATCTATCCCAAGGAAGGTAAAGGCTTCACTGCGGGTAAATTCTAATGAAGATGGAGTTAAGGCCTTATCAGGAAGAGGCAAAAGAGGCAATTTTCCGCCAGTGGGAAGATGGAAACCAGAAGACCCTTCTGGTGCTGCCTACTGGCTGCGGAAAAACAATCGTGTTTGCCAAGGTAGCGGAAGATTGTGTCCGGGAAGGGGACCGGGTGCTTATCCTGGCTCACCGGGGAGAGCTCCTGGAGCAGGCTGCGGATAAGATACATACCTCTACCGGCCTAGGATGCGCCGTGGAGAAGGCAGAAGAGTCCTGCCAGGGGAGCTGGTTCCGGATTGTCGTGGGATCCGTGCAGAGCCTTATGAGGGAAAAAAGGCTGAATCAGTTCCCGGGAGATTATTTTAACACTATTATCATCGACGAGGCACATCACTGTGTCTCGGACAGTTACCAGCGTGTCCTGAAGCATTTCCCGGGGGCCAAAGTGCTAGGCGTAACAGCAACACCAGACCGGGGAGACATGCGTAACCTGGGGGAATATTTTGAGAGCCTGGCATACGAATACACTTTGCCAAAGGCGATCAAAGAGGGGTATTTATCCCCAATCAAGGCGTTGACCTTGCCGCTTAAGATGGACCTGAGCGGCGTCGGGATCTCCGCCGGAGACTTTAAGGCAGGGGATCTCGGAACAGCCCTGGATCCCTATCTGCACCAGATTGCCGGGGAGATGCAGAAATACTGCCAGGGAAGAAAAACGGTGATCTTCCTGCCGCTCGTGAAGACGAGCCAGAAGTTCCGGGATATCCTGAATGCCCATGGATTCCGGGCGGCAGAAGTCAACGGAGAGAGCTCGGACAGGGCTGAGATCCTGGCAGATTTTGCGGACGGGAAATACAATGCCCTCTGCAATTCCATGCTTTTAACGGAGGGATGGGACTGCCCATCTGTGGACTGTATCGTCGTTCTGCGACCTACCAAAATCCGGAGCCTGTACTGCCAAATGGTAGGGCGCGGGACAAGGCTCTCACCCGGAAAGGATCACTTGCTGCTGCTGGATTTTTTGTGGCATACAGAGCGCCATGAGCTGTGCCATCCCGCCCATCTGATCTGCGAGAGCGAAGAGGTCGCAAAGAAAATGACCGAAAACCTGGAGGAGGCCGCAGGCTGCCCGATGGATTTGGAGGAGGCGGAAAAAACAGCGGCTGAGGATGTGGTGGCGCAGAGAGAAGAGGCCTTGGCGAAACAGCTGGCCGACATGCGGCGCAGAAAAAGACAGCTGGTGGATCCCCTGCAGTTTGAAATGTCGATCCAGGCTGAAGACCTTGCGGGCTATGTCCCCGCATTTGGCTGGGAGATGGCGCCGCCATCTGAAAAGCAGAAGAAAACGCTGGAAAAACTTGGGATCCTCCCAGACGAGATTGATAACGCAGGGAAGGCATCCAAGTTACTAGAGCGGCTGGATAAGCGGCGCATAGAAGGACTTACCACGCCAAAACAGATCCGGTTTTTGGAGCGGCAAGGATTCCAGCATGTGGGCACCTGGCAATTTGAGACCGCCAGGCGGCTGATTGACCGCATTGCCGCCAATGGATGGAGAGTGCCAAGAGATATTGTACCGGCAGAATATAGAGGGACATGAGTATGACGGATTTGAGGGAGATTTTAGAGCATATCGAACCGGCCGAGTTAAACTATCAAGAATGGGTTAATGTGGGAATGGCCCTGCATGAAGAGGGATATCCCGTATCCGTATGGGATGACTGGAGCCGGCGGGATTACGCAAGATACCATGACGGGGAATGCGAAAAGAAGTGGAGAAGTTTCCATGGAGCCCCGTCCCCGGTTACTGGCGGGACCATCGTACAGCTCGCCATGGAACAGGGATGGCGGCCGGCCTATGACTCGGACGCGATCCTGGACTGGAACGACGAGATTTCCGAAGAAGCGGATAACTTAGTCGTGATTGACAAGGGATGGGTGGAGGAGAGGGAAATCCGGGAGCCAGAGCAATGGCACCCCGCCCAGGAACTCATCCGTTACCTGGAGACGCTCTTTGAGGCCGGGGAAAACGTGGCCTATGTCACCAAAAGCTGGGAAAAGGATGGGAGATACCTGCCAAGCAGCGGGGACTGGGCCAGGACAGCGGGGCAGCTGATCCAGGAGCTGAGCCAGTGCAACGATGATATCGGGGCCGTCCTGGGAGACTACCGGGAAGAGGCAGGGGCCTGGATCCGGTTCAACCCTTTTGACGGGAAAGGCTGCCGGAATTCAAATGTGACAGATTTCCGCTACGCATTGGTGGAATCTGATGATATGGCGCTGGAGATGCAGAATGCCTTAATCCGGGAGCTGGAGCTTCCGGTGGCGGCCTTGGTGTATTCCGGCGGGAAATCCCTGCACGCCATTGTCAAGGTAGACGCGGCGGACAGCAATGAATACCGGAAACGGGTGGACTACCTCTACAATGTCTGCAAAAAGAATGGAATCAAGGTAGATACTCAAAACAAAAACCCTGCCAGGCTCTCCCGGATGCCGGGGGTTACCAGAAACGGGAAGAAGCAGTTTTTGATAGACACCAACATCGGGAAAAGCAGCTGGGATGAATGGTATGAGTGGATTGAGAGCATCAATGACGACCTGCCGGAGCCAGAGGAACTGAAAGAAGTGTGGGGGAACCTCCCAGAACTGTCCCCGCCCCTCATTGATGGAGTCCTGCGGCAGGGGCATAAGATGCTGATCGCGGGGCCGTCTAAGGCGGGGAAATCCTTCCTACAGATCGAGCTTGTGATCGCAATCGCAGAGGGATGGCGCTGGCTGTCCTGGGACTGCGCCCAGGGGCGGGTACTGTACGTCAACCTGGAGCTGGACCGGGCAAGCTGTCTGCACCGCTTCCGGGACGTCTATACGGCCATAGGGAGGGAGCCCAGGAACCTGGATAAGATTGATATCTGGAACCTGCGGGGGAAGGCTGTCCCCATGGATAAGCTGGCCCCCAAATTAATCCGACGGGCAGCCAAAAAGAATTATATCGCCATTGTGATTGACCCGATCTATAAAGTCATTACAGGGGATGAGAACAGCGCCGACCAGATGGCTAATTTCTGTAATCAGTTTGACCTGGTTTGTACCGAGCTGGGGGCAGCGGTGATCTACTGCCACCATCACAGCAAGGGAGCCCAGGGCGGTAAGCGCGCGATTGACCGGGCTTCCGGCTCAGGGGTATTCGCACGGGATCCAGACGCTATCTTGGATTTGATCGAGCTGGAAACGACCGAGGCGCTGATGAAGCAGGAGGAAAACAAGGCCATCTGTGATACCTGCTGCCGCTTCTTAGATGAGGTCGGGGACTGGGAGGAAGATGTCTCTCAGGACACTTTATGTAGCAGCGCCCAGATGCTGGCCTACTGCAAGAAAAGGCTGTCCGGAGGGCAGTGGAGAGCCCTGGAGAAGGCTATAGAAGAAACGAAGAAGCAGGTAGAAGCCTATACTGCCTGGCGGATAGAAGGGACGCTCCGGGAGTATCCGAAGTTCCCGCCGCTAAACTGCTGGTTCCAGTATCCAATCCATCGGGTAGACCAATCGGGGGCGCTGCAAGATATTCAGCCGGATGAGGATCTTCCGCCGTGGAAAAAAGGCGCGGATAGAAACAGGAAGAACGCAAAAGACCGGAAAGCGGAGCGCAGGAAGGCTATTGAAGAGGCGCTGGAGGATAGTAATTTTGGCGATGAACCATCTGTGGGCGATGTGGCAGATTACTTAGGCGTGTCGAAAAGGACAGCCCGTGACCGGATCCTGGAACATGGAGGATACGAGATTGAAAACGGAATTGTCAAGAAAAAGGCTTAAGGACAGAGTGAGGGGAACACTGAAAAACAGTCTTCCCCTCACTCAAGAAGCAAGGAGGGAATGACTGAAAATCAGTCTTCCCCTCCAAGGAATAAGTGGAGGGAAAGACAGGAATTCAGTCTTCCCCTCA